GTGATCCTGAAACTGTCCGGGTTAAAGCATCGCGAAGTGCCACTCAACGCGGTCAAGCTGACCAGCTATTTCGACACTCAGGACGAATCGTTCTGGTATGTCGTCATCGCCTGGACAGCAGACTTCGGGGGCTATGTGATCGACTATGGCGTGTGGCCCGACCAGGGTCGCCGGGACATCAGCAAAACTCGCCTGGTGACCAAGCTGTCCGAGAAGTACTCGAAACTGAAAAACCGCGAGGCCATCCACCGAGCGGCGCTCAAAGAACTTTGCGAAGAGGTCCTCGATCAAACCTATTATGATGCAGAAGGGGGCGAACATCGCATCACGGCCGCGGCCGTCGACGTCGGCGATGGGGAAGTCCGGCGAACGATTCCGTCATGGATCGCCGGGCAGAAAAAATGGAAAACGATCCTGCGGCCGTCTGTCGGTGTCGGGGTCAAGACCACGGACACTCCGTTCGCGGAACGAAAGCACGATAAGAAAAAGACCAGGCGAGTCGGGCTGAACTGGTACGAAGCGATCGACCCCGCCACGCCCGGAGGCAGCATCGTCTACATCGATGTCAATTCCTGGAAGACGTTCGTCGCGAATCGCTGGCGAGCTGGTGGACCGCGGCCGGCCGACGATCCGACCTATCGACCGAACGAACCAGGTGCCTTGTACCTGTGGGGGACGGATCCACGGTATCACGCGACATTCGGCAGTCATCAGTGCTGTGAATTCGTGACTCGCGTGAAGGTCGAAAAGACAGGTCGCGTCGTCGATCAGTGGCTGGTCAAACCGAACCAGAACGACAATGAGCACTGGGACGCCATCGTCGGCTGTGCAGTCCTGGCTGACTATGCCGGGGGCGTCAGCCTGAAGAATACCGGGCTAAAGCTGACCGTCCGCAAGAAGCGGCGGAAAACGAAAAAGGCCGACGTCATAAAAATGTGATCAGGGGGGATTGACCGACGCTCGGTGCTTCACCTGATCTCTGTCGCATGGCAGACAACACCGCACGCATCGCGCAAATTCGGGCCATCCTTCAAGGCGGCGTCACACAGACGGCGGCGGACGGCCGTTCCGCAACCTGGGACCTTGCGGCGCTCCGGATCGAGCTGCAGCAGCTCATGCGTGAAGACGACACGCAGAAGGTTCGCAAGCCCCGAGTTTCCTCGGTCAACATCAGGAACCTCGCGCGATGAGCGGTATCAATCCATTCGGTCTGAACATCATGCCCAGCGAACGACAGACGTCGCTCGGCTATGACATCGTCGATCAGACTGACCGCCGCAAGCAGCCGAGCCCAAACATCCGTTCCGAGGACGTCGAGCTGAATCCGGCGATGCGTCAGCAGCTCGTGGCCCAGGCCAACGACTGCATGCGGAACTTCGCGATCGCCCGTTGGGCGGTCGGCAAGCACTTGGACTTCGTATCGCGTCACTCGTTTAGCTGTCAAACCAAAACGTCGTTCGATACGGACGTCCAGGACTTGATGACAGAGTGGATGAACGAGCCGGAGTTGTGCGACAGCACTGGCCGGCACACGTTCGACCGGATCGTCCGCATGACAGAAGCCCGAGCCGTGATTGTCGGCGACCATCTGCTGTCGATGCTGAAGCCCGGTCAGATTCAGCAGATCGAAACCGATCGGCTACGTGACGAAGTCGGCGTGTCGATCGACGGGACCAAAGTCCAGGGCATCTGGATGGACAGCCAGGGCAAAGCGATCAGCTACCGTGTATGGGAACGCATGCCCTACGGTGGCTATCAGAATCCGGTCAATCTGCCACGTGCCGGCGTCTGCTTTCACGCCTATTGGCCCAATGAACGATCGGACCAGGTCCGCGGCATCGGCTTGATCACAGCGGGGCTGAGTGACTTTTGCGACGCGTACGAGTGGCAATCACTGACGAAGGCCGTCGCCAAGTTACGGACCGCGTTTGGTGTCGTGTTCACGTCGGAGGCCTTGGACGGAATCGGCGTGACGAATCAGGTCAGTTCCAGCGACGAAGAGAGTGACGACGAAGAGGGCGACAGCGCACCCGTCGCACCAAAGTACGAGGTCGATTTCGGTCGCGGGCCACTGAAGATTGAGCTGGAACCGGGCGAGGATATGAAGTTCGTCAACGACGACTCACCCAGCCCCAACACGTTCGAATTCTTCAAGTCGACGATCGGCTTCGCTCTGAAGAGCTTGGATATTCCGCTCTGTTTCTATGACGAAGGGTTGACCAACTTCTTCGGCCAACGTGCTGCACTCATTCTCTATTTGGAGAGCTGCAAGACGAAGCGGAAAAACCTCGTGATGAACGTGCTGCGGCCGATCACGCGATGGAAGATCGTGCAGTGGATTGCCCAGGGGCGATTGAAGCTGCCTGCCAACGGCAACATTGCCAAGATCCCGTTCAACTGGCATCCCGCCGGCACGCCCTACTGGAACCCCACGCAAGAGATCAACGCCGACATTCAGGCGATCCAATCCGGCCTGGGGAACTGGGAGGACATTTACCTCGAGAGAACCGGCCGCGACTGGTTCCACGACATGTTGCGGTTGAAGGAACAACAAAAGTTCCTGATCGACAACGAGATCGCCCTGGATCCGAAAGTGATTCAGATCATCCAGATCGCGACGGATCCTGAGCAGTTCGGCATTGCGAATCCGCTGTCCAAACTTCCCACAAGCGGAGGCCTCGCGCTATGACATTGAAACCGGCTCTCAAAGAAGCCTCGAAGTATGACCGCGTGCCACCACGCCGGGCAATTATCGGTTTATCGGAAAACGATAATACCGACCAACCGGACGGGGAATCGCTGTTGGTCGATCGAGCTGGCGGACTGTTCAACCAGGGGATGCTGCGACGCATCTCGTTGTGTTCCCGTGGCGAAGCCCTGGGACACTATTTTTGGGTCGACGATGTGATGCTGCAGCAGATCGCCGATCTGGCGATCGAGCAGGGCAAACTCAAGAGTCGGTTCACGCATCCTGACTGGTGCGAGGATGGGACGGGCAAGGCCCTGGGTGTGATTACCGACGTCCGCTACGAAGGCGATCAGGTCTACGGCGATCTGTCATTCAGCAAGGCCGCTCACCGCGCTCCGGACGGGGACCTGGCCGGTTACGTGATGGACTTCGCGGATGAGACGCCAGAAATGTCTGGCCTGTCGATCGTGTTCTGTCACGACTGGGAAGCGGAAGAACTGTTCGAAGCTGAGAACATGGAGACGACGGAGCTGAAGGACGAAGCAGGCAACGTCATTGAGACTCGCCAGCGGTTTGTCAGTCCCGATCCGCTCAACGTCGACAACATGCCTCACGCCCGGATCCTGGAACTGTACGCGGCGGACTTCGTCGACGATCCGGCCGCGAATCCGAACGGGCTGTTCCATCGTCCCAACGAGCTGCTGAGCGAAGGCCGCAGCATTCTTGATTTTGTCCTTGGTCGATCGACCGAGGCCCCGAAGTTGTCCGCCTTGGGAAGTATCGCCCCGGAGCGGTTGAAGTCGTTCGTCAGTCGTTACCTGGCCCAACAGGGCCTCACAATCGAGGAGATTGAAGCCATGCCGCAAGTCAAGGGAAGCCTGACGAAGGGCGTCGAAAAGAAGCTTGGTGCCAAGAAATTGGCGACTGGCAAGGAAGCGGAAAAGAAGGAACCAGAGTCGACGTCCCTGGCCGAAGGCGAGACGGAAAAGAAGGATGACGAGGAAGCCGCGTCAGAAGATGACGAAGAGGCACCCGCGAAAAAGGATCCCGCCGACGAAGAGCCGGAAAAGAAGGACGACGATGAGGAGATGAGCTCCGGCCTGGCTGGCTTCTGCGAGATGTTCGGCAATGACAAGGGTGCGACCTACTTCCTGGCAAACATGGATTTCACCGAGGCACTCAAGGCCGAAGTGATCTCGCTGCGAGCGTCCCTGAAGGAAGCCACCGACAAGCTGGCAGCCTTCGGCGAACTGGGACTGGATCCCGTCAAGTTCCAGGCCGCTCCTGCAGAGAAGGGCAAGTCTGTCACAACCGAAGGGGGCGAGCAATTGTCCGCCCGCGATCGGTTCACCGCCCTCAACAAGGCCACTGTCGCCAAGAAGTGACAGCACGTTCCGCGTTTGTATGACCGGGCATGAATGCCCATTTGTTCGGAATCTTCACAAGGAAGTGAATCATGCCCGCATATCCAACGCTGTTGGACATGGCCAAGCGGAACGCCCGCGACCTGGCTGTGCCGCTGATCGAAGAAACGTCGAAGCTGATCCCCGAAATCAGCGGGACCACCGAAGAGGGGGCAAAGCTCCCTGGCGTCGGTGCAGTCCGAACGATCGAAGGGATCAACTATTCGACGTTGGTTCGTGTGACCAACCCATCGGTGTCGTTCCGCGATGCCAACGAAGGAACGGCGTCGTCCGTTTCGCAATACATCAACCGACTGGTTGAGACCTATATCCTCAACCCTCGCTGGGAGTCGGATAAGGCGGTCGCCGATCGAAGCGAAGATGGTCCCGATGCCTACATCTCGGATGAGGCATTCGCGATCATGGAAGCGACGATGCAGTTGCTGGGCGTCCAGTTCTTCTACGGCCGCAAGGTCAAGACGACTGCCGGCGACGTGAAGGGTTTCCCAGGTCTGATCGATGCGTACTCGACGGCCTACGAAGTCGATGCGACTGGCACTCCTGGATCCGCCACGTCTGTCTGGGCGGTCAAGTTCGGCCCAGGCCACGTGCAGTGGGTCTACGGCAAGAATGGAACCCTGGTCGTTCCGGACAAGCGGGTCGAAACGATCTACCGCAACAGCCTGCCATTGGACGGATACGTCCAAAGTATGCTGGCCTATCCAGGCGTGCAGGTCGGTTCCACTCGATCCTGTGGTCGCATCAAGAACATCACCACAGCCAACGGCAAAGGGATGACCGACGCCCTGGGCTTCAAGCTTCTGTCCTTGATGCCAGTTCGTCCGGACTGCTGGTTCATGAGCAAGGTCGTTCGCGAGCAATTGCGATCGAGCCGAACCGCCACAAATGCGACCGGTGCGGCCGCTCCGATCCCAACCGAAATCGGCGGGATCCCGATCGCCGTGACCGACTCGCTGAGCTTCAGCGAATAGTCGACCTGATGCCCGGACGGGTGGCAACACCCGTCCCGTTGTTTGTCGCTCCCATCGACATGAATTTATAAAGTTCTAACAACCTCTACGGAGAGTAAGATTATGAAACCACTATTGGGCGATGCGGCCCTGAAGGTGACGAAGGCACTGCCCAGCGGCGCTGCGTCTACGACGACTGACGCGATCGATCTGGGCGATGCTTCGGGCGACTTTCGAGCCGATTGCGAATTGCTGATCCAGGCACCTGCGATGGGTGTCACGCCGATGGCCGACGCCAAGACAATGACCTACCAGGTCCTCGGTTCGGTCAACAGCGATCTCAGCAGCCCGTTCATCCTGGCTGACAAAATCATTGTACAGACCGGTGCCGGCGGCGTCGGTTGTGCTGCGGCCGAAGGTCGCTGGAAACCACCGTCAAATGCTCCTCGGTACATCGGCGTGAAGGCCACCGGCAGCACGACTGGCGATGCCAGCGGCAGCAGCGTGGTCGCCAAGCTGGTGTTCTGATCAACCCGTAAAACCTGTTGCGAAGGAGTGGCCCTGGTCCGCGTCTGGGGTCACTCCGCTATTTCAAGGTGATCTGATGTCCCTGAACGCCGCTCTCACTCAGTTGTTCGATACGCAGCGGGCCAGTGATGGCTACGTGGCGACGATTACTCGAGGAGCTGACAGTTGTCCGGCGACGATCGTCCTGGGACGCAACGACAAGACGGCTACCGGCCAGCAAGGTTTCTCGGTCGAAGCCGATTCGCAGGACCTGTTCATCAAGGCCGCTCAGTACAAACCAGGGGGAACAATCTCCCGCCCGATGCTGGACGATCGAATCGCCGCGACTGTGGAAGGAACGCCGACAACCTGGCGAGTCGTGGAGCAAGGTCCGGACGCTCAAACCTATTCGCCGTGTGACCTGGTCGGGTCCGAGCTGCGTGTCCACTGCAAAGTGTTTTGATTCATTTCTGGAGAGCTGACGATGT